AAGTCCCACTGCCGGCACTATTTGCAAAACCCCGTAAATCCAAGATTTTCAGTAAAATCAAGGGTTTGCGGGGTTTTTCTTTACTTACAATCTTTCAAAAAATTAAAGAAATTAGGGTATTTTTAAGAAAAATTTGCCCCGAATTTGCCCCGCCCTTACTTTGAGATTTCAGCTATATATTGACTGGCAAATTCCATCATATCTCTTTCTTTATCGGCTTGAGCATGACGGTATACTCTCTTCATGACATTGTCTGAGCTCCAACCACCGGCACGCATGATATAGCTGTCCGGTATGCCAAGTGAGTGAGCCATCGAAGCGTAATAGTGACGCAGGTCATGGAATCTAAAGTGTGGCAAACCTATACGCTTCTGCAAGGCCGATAGATTATCCCACAGGTTAGTTGGATATCCTGCATAGCCTTTGCCCTGAATGCGGAGTAGATCGGCCGTGTAATCGTCTATGTATATCTTCCGTGTAGACTCATCCGTCTTGGCAAAATTCTTTAGTACAAGTTTGTTATCCTTGTTCTTGACAATGGACTTGTTGATAGCCAGCATATTTCCCTCAAGATCATCGGCAGTCACAGCACATACTTCAGACCGTCTCATGCCATATACTCCTAGACGCAGAGCTAATTCATACGATGTACCTTTGGAAGCTTCGAGTATCTTCTTGATGTCGTCATCGGTCGGCTCATACGGCACATAGCGCTCGCCAAGCGGTAAAGTGGTAGTGAGCTTAAGGTCCGGGCGGTACATAGCCACGATGGGCGATATAAAACCGTGGTAATTCTTTACTGTTTTGGCTTTTCTCTTCAAGGCTATCCTGTTAATTTCTGCCTGCACATCAGCAGAGGACAAGTCTTTCATTGGAATATTCAAAAAATCTTCACTCATCGAACGCACCATAGCATCATATGAGCGCACAGTGGACGGAGAAAGGACATTTTCTTTAATGGCTATATACTGCAAGGCACAGCTCTTAAAAGTTCCCTGTGCGGCGCTGGAAGGCTTTTCAGCATATATTTTAGAAAGCACCTCGTCCACTTCCCGCTTACTTGGGAAGTGGTCAAATATAATGCGGTGCATCTTTCCGTCAATCATCTTACGGACTCGGTAGCCACTATTTTTTTTCTCAACTTTCATAATTGGTCCTCCTTTTGTTTTTATTCTCTGAAACGCATAAAAATTTGTGATATAATATTAATGAGTTAAGAATTGAGTTTGACTCGTTCTCAACTCCTGTTTTAATCTTGAACTCCTTATCAAGTTAAAACCCTTTAGAAATCCTTTCTCATACAAAAAACGCACCGGCAGCCTCCTCTGTCAGTGCGTTTTTCGTATTACTTTGGACTATATATCCAATTGCCATAATCATCCTGTACTATATAGCCGTCTACCGCATATTCAGAGCAGTCATCGTCAAGTACACCATATACAGCTTGAGTCGGATCACATCCCGGAAAACAAATACCGGTATCTCTATCACCAGTCTTGATAGCGAAATAATTGTAATTTTGCTTGCTGACAAAATCACAGAATTTCTTGTAGTCTTCCTGAGATGTGCGCTCAAGTCGTGGCTTTGATATATCTATATATCCGTATGTGCCGATGTTAGTACCGGATCCACTGAGAACTTCTCCGGTTTTTACTTCATAATCGAGTAATGAAGGCTTGCTGTCGTAAATGAAAGTTTTAATCTTAACATATCCGAAGAAACCTCCTATTAACACTAAGACTATAAGAGCACCTATTAAGTTATAAAAGCCTTTGCTATGTTGCTTTTTGGGTTGAACATATTGTTGATAATTATATTGTTGCTGCGGATTTACAAAATCCTGTGTGTAATTTTGCTGATTGGCAGCAAAGAGCGAGGAACCACATCTGCCACAGAATGCATAGCCCTGCGGTACCTCACTTCCGCATCTTGGACATTTCATTGTTATACCTCCTTATAATCTTCTTAACACATACCACAATACGAGTACAAGCCCTATGATAGCTGATACTATAACGCTTCTTGTAATTCCAAGTAACGCTAGAATGAAAAATACTAATGATGAGAGTGCACCCCAAATTATGAAGAATGTGGCAATTAATGCAAGCCCAAATCCCACACATGAAAGAATAGTGGCCATAAATTCTACAATTGTTTTTTTCATGCAATCCTCCTAGAAATTACGAATCAGTTGTATTACTTTTCCTAATATTCTGACTGGCATTGTGTCTATCTCTGACTGGCTAAATCTCATTGGCTCGTAAGCCGGATTAGTTGGGATAAGTGCAAGGCCCTCAGCATATCTTTGCAATCGCTTACAGGTGGCATCAGAGCCATTAACTAGGGCTATAACTAAATCCCCAGTATCAGCTTCATCAGTTTTTTGAACGACGACTGTATCACCATCTCTTAACTCAGGTACCATACTGTCGCCTTTAATTAAGAGAGCGAATAGCTCACCTCTACGCTTGAGTGCAGGCGATACTTCAATACTGCCGATTATTTCCTCAACAGCTTCTTTTCCGTAGCCTGCTGCCACACGGCCAAGAACTGGAATACTATAGGTTAAGTCCAACTGTGTAGGCTCTATTCCATCGAACCCCAGCAATTCGCTTGGAGTCGTGCGCAGTGCTTTGGCAAACTCACGTATTTTTGATTCAGGAATATCGACAACGCCACGTTCTATTTTTGCAATAGAGGAGCGGTCTTTATATCCGGTAAGACTAGCTAAAGTGTCTTGAGACATTTCAAGAGCATTTCTACGCTCTTTAATATTCTTATAAAGTTCGAGCATGATATATCCTCCTTCCTATAAATGTTGGTTTGTGCCTTCATTATAACGCACTGTGTAAATTAATTCAACAAATTTACAAAAAACTGTTGACACAAATTCACACTAGTGATATAGTGAATTTAGTTCACGGAAGGGAGGCATCAAAAAATAGTGGCAAACGTAGAACTGTTAAGACAGACAATGAAAGACTCCGGCATGACAGTATCGGCAATCGCTGAAAAATCAGGCATTTGCAGAGAGACACTCTACAACCGTATGAATAGCGGAGATTTTTACGCATCAGAGATTGTGTCACTTACTAGGGTTTTAGGACTTAGTAAGAAAGAGAGAGACGATATTTTTTTACCTAAGAAAGTGAATTAAATTCACATAAGGAGAAAAGCAATGCCAAGAGTCAGAGCATTAACCTACCCGGCAAGGGTAGCGGACAGGAGAAAAGTCCTTGCCAAGAAGTGCAAGCTCCGGCTTGCTGAGTGTGGAGTCAAACAGAAAAAGATAGCCAAACAGCTTGGCATATCAGAGGCAGCAATGAGTACACAACTCAGTGGGAAGTTAAGCATCGAAACGCTCATAGCCATCGCGGATATGACGGACTGGACACCAGAGGAGCTAGGCAGGGCAATTAAAAACTAAATATTGTGAATTATTCGAGCATTCAGTAGAGGGGCACAGTTTTACTCCTATATAAATTTTTCGATTCAGTTATTGCGTGTAAGTGTATTTTGATTTTGTTACTTTTGGCATACCTCTTGTTGCTATGTGCCCCTCTACTGAGTGCTCGGGAAAGGAGAAAAGCATGAGAAAGAAGATATACGAGACGCTCGGCTATGTCGGCCTTGCTGCAATTATGGTGGGAGCGTGCCTCATCCGGTACAGATACGGACAAGTACTCTTACCACTGGGACTGCTGCTTACTATTCCATGTCTTGTGACAGAACATGAGAATGATTAGTGGATGCAAGCCTGGCACAAGTGGACAGAAGTACCAGAGTGCTGGCGAATATCTCATGGAGACAGTAAAAAAGGCTAAGCCAAAAACCTGTAAGACTTTCGCTGAATTATTGGAAAATGAGAGCAAAAAAATAGAATCCTCGACCGACCAAAGCTAAGGATTCTATAAAGGGAAAAATCAAATAGATTTTTTTAATTGTAACATGATTTTAGAGATTATTCAATGGAGCTGATTATGATTTTAAGAAAATGCAGAAAATGCGGATGCGCTATAGATCCGGGAGAGGGCGTTAACGGAATATGCGAGGATTGTGTTAGGCAGTCGAAAATATTGAAGACCAGAGCCGGACAGCATGAAGCCCTTGTTAAATGTACAGATTATAAGCAGATGAGCTTCAAAGATTTGGAAGCGAGCTAATCAGAAAGGAAAGAAAATGACAAGAGAGGAAAGAATCAGGGAAACCCTTGAAAAGGTAATGAAGATTAACGAGGGCAGTTCAATGCATACACCATTTGTCCATTTGGAAGTGACCGGAGGATATGTTGATAGCATGAACGTTACTATATTCCCAGACGGATGGCACGGAATAGGTGACACTAAGGCAGACATGTGCTTAGTTTATTTCGACGCATTCGACGAAAATGAATACATGAGAATACACGCAGAATTAGACAAGCTTATAGAAGAAAAGGAGAAAACATGTTAGAAGTACAGATTAGCAGAAACAACGGAACTATAGATTTTAATTTCGAGGACTTAAAGGACGCTCTTACAGCAGAGCTCGAGCTTTACAAGAACTTGGTCTTCACGGAAGACACAAAAGCAGATGCAAAGAAGACTGTAGCAGAGCTCAGAAAGCTCAAGAAGCAGATTAACGACAAGAGAATAGAGGTCAAAAAGCTCTACATGCAGCCATACACAGACTTCGAGGCAAAGGTTAAAGAGCTGGACAAGCTTATTAATGAACCAATCACTTACATCAGTGAGCAGATTGATGCATTCGAGCAGAAGCGCATCGAGGAAAAGATAGAGCTTATCAATGACATTTACCTTGAGCTTGTATCCGAAAGAGAAGATATAGCAGGATATGCAGAGCTCAACAGGGTATACGACAGCAAGTGGGAGAACACATCCACATCAAAGAAGACTATACAGGAAGCAATCACCAACTATCTTGATGGTGTAGCCAATGACATAGCAGCTATTAAGAGCATGGAATCAGAATACGAGACCAAAGCTCTTATGAGATATAAAGAGACCGGTGTACTGTCAGATGCACTTCTCACTATCAGACAGTGGGAAAAGCAGAAAGAGGAAATTCTCAAGGCTGAGGAAGAGAAGCAGAAACAGGAAGCTCTCAAGGCTGAGGAAGAGAAACAAGCAGAGGCCGAAGCTGATGAGATACTTGATGCACTGGAGCCTGTGGAGGAGTTCATAGAGCCAACCGAAAAGAACGACATTATGAAGTTGGCAAGATACGAGGTCAAGGTTGATCCATTCCAGCAGACACAGCTTGAATGTTATATGCAGGAGTGTGGCATCCAGTACAGGAGGTTAGATTAATGGCAGTGCACGAGAAACTAAAAGAAATACAGACGATGCTTAAGGCACCGAAAAATCTATACAACAAGTATGGTGGATTCAATTATCGAAACGCCGAGGGAATATATGAGGCAGTTAAGCCTCTACTCGACAAGCTTGGCATGACACTGATAATCAGTGATTCGATTCAAGCTGTAGGCACAAAGAATTATGTGAAAGCTACTGCATGCCTTACAGATTGCGAGACAGGCGAACAGCTCTCTTCCTGCGCACTTGCAAGAGAGGCAGAAACAAAAAAGGGGATGGATGACTCACAGATTACCGGTACCGCGTCAAGCTACGCGAGAAAGTATGCGCTTAACGGGCTCTTCCTCTTGGATGATACCAAAGACGAGGATTCGGATGAGTGCAGGAAGTATAAAGAGAATAAGAGCAAGGCTGAATCAGCAGAACCAACACAGCCAGCAGCTTTCAAACCTGCGACAGCCCTGCAGATTCATAAGATTAATGAATACATCATGGCCTACGCGGGTATGTGTGAAGGTGCAAGTGAGGGCGACATATGGAACATATTGAAAAAGAAGTACGGCTTTGCCAAGCAGTCAGATATTTCAAAGGAGCTTGCTGAACGGATAACTAAGCAGGTTGAAGCTTGGTACAAAAAGAAGAAAGAGGCATAAATGGAAGTGACAGGAAAAGCTGTCGGAGCATCTATCGACTTTGACAGCGGGCACTTGAGAGTGACCTTTGACATCAACGAGACAGAAAAAGCCAAGACAGAGTATGAGAAGATTAAGAGCTTTGACAAGCTCAAAATCAAGGCGGTCAGATATACACGGCGCCGGTCCCTTGACGCCAATGCCTACTTTCATGTGCTTGTTGGCAAGATAGCCGAAGCTCTGACAATCTCAAAGGCAAGAGCCAAAAACCTCATGATATGCAGATATGGACAGCCTCATGTGCTGCCAAGTGGTGAGCCTCTTATCTACAAGACCAACGCTCCTGAGAGTTATATGTACGAGCTCGAGACAATGCACTGCATAGCTGTCAAGTATGACGACAATGCCATGTTCTACATGGTATACAGAGGCTCACATACCTACAGTACCGATGAGATGTCAAAGCTCATCGACGGCACCGTAGCAGAAGCCAAGGAGCTCGGCATTGAGACTATCACACCGACAGAACTGAAAGAAATGAAAGAGAGGTGGGGAGTGTGAAGTCAATAATAGTAGAGCGTACCGACAGATGTGTGATATGTGGAAGCCCTTACGTGGAAATCCACCACGCTATACACGGCACGGCCAACCGGAAGATAGCCGACAAGTACGGCTTAACTATTCCATTGTGTCACGAGCACCACTTGGGCGCACTCGGACCACACCTCAACAGAACTGTTGACCTGACATACATCAAAGCAGCTCAGAGAGCGTTTGAGTCAAAGGTCGGAACTAGAGAAGAATTTAGAAAGCTGTTCGGTAAGAGCTGGCTTTAAATGGTTGAGACACCTTAAGAAACTGTTTGGAATTGCGGATTTTATATCACGAAAACATCAGCAATTGTAAGCCCATGTTATCTCCGGTCTACCCTTTGACCGGAGGGAAAGGAGCGCATGGATTTAGAGAGAATACCGGTCGGGCATCGGAATGCCATGAGCAGACCATCCAACCCGAACGATGATAGACGGCTCCGGGAGCAGATTGAGAAAGCCAACAACAACGGTGATTGTATCATCAATGTTGGAGACGGCTACTACAGACCGGACCCGAACGACATAGAGGATGAAGTTGAGTTCAACGAGTATATGGCTAAGGAGCTTCATCGAGCGAGAGCGATTCAAAAGAAGAGGCTCTCAATGAAATTGACATACGAAAGGTGGCGAGAAGTTGGAGTACTTATTAATTATACCGGGCAAGCTGCCGAACCTTAACGACTACATCAGTGCAGAGAGAGCCAATAAGTACAAGGGGGCTAAACTCAAGGGAGAGTCGGAGGACATCGTGACAAGATGCATCCGGCAGCAGTTGAAGGGGGTACACATTACCAAGCCTGTGAGCATGACTTATGTTTGGCACGAGCCGAATAAGAGACGAGATCTTGACAACATATCATCATTCGGGCGAAAGGTGATCCAGGATGCACTCGTCAATTCGGGAGTTCTTGAGAATGACGGTTGGCAGAACATTAGGGGGTTCAACGATGAGTTCAAAGTCTCAAAGGATGAACCAAGGATAGAAGTCCATATCTTCGAGGTGGAGCGATGAGAGAAAGTATAGTGTTCTATCGAAGTTTCTATGAGGCTATCAAAGAACTACCTGCAGAAGAGTTTAGAAATGCAGTCATGGCAATAATGGAGTACGGACTCAACGATAGTGAGATTGATACATCCGGTGTAGCCAAAGCAATTCTGATAATGGCAAAGCCTCAGATTGATAAGAATAACAAGCGCTACGAGAACGGCTTGAGAGGTGGAACTAAACCAAAGCAGAACCAAAACGGAACCAAAACAGAACCAAGCCCAAACCAAACTGTAACCAAAGTCGAACCAACCCCGAACCAAAACGGAACCAAAACAGAACCAAAACGAACCAACCCCGAACCTAATGATAATGTAAATGATAATGATAATGTAAATGACATAAAAGAGAGTGTAGAGAAAAAGCCCCGCTTTTATCCACCCACCCTCGAAGAACTAAAAAAATATATAACTGATAACAAGTACAACGTGGATCCTGAGCGATTCATTGATTATTACACAGCCAACGGCTGGACTGTTGGCAAGAATAGAATGAACGACTGGAAAGCAGCTGTTAGAAATTGGGACAGAAGCCAGAAATCTGACGGACGGATGAGGCAGGAATCGACCGCCAAAACCAAGTTTAGCAACTTCGAGCAGAGGTCTTATGACTACGCTGCACTTGAGTCAGCATTAGGAGGTACTAATGAGCAGACAGAGTAGACAAGGGCGCATGAATGCCCACTACTGGCAGAATGAGGTACAGAAAGCTCAGCTTGGCGACAACATAGCCAACCACATGGCGTATATCTTCATGGAGATTTTGTACGACAAGTTTGACCTGAGCTTCAGACAGCTCAAGAACTTTTACGACAGAGTGATTGAGCGTCGCAAGAAGTGGCAGAACGATGATGATCAGGAGCTGACATCAACCACGATGCTTGAATACTGCTAGAAGAGAGACATCAAGGTTGTCGATTGGGTGAAGAAAATCCCAATGAGCCACAAGCTATATATGGCTGACCTTGGCAAGAATAGAGCAGTACTCGGAGCTGACCGAAACATAGAGTCGGCACTTGTGGCTACGATGTTACTTACAATACCGGTACTCAAGCAGAGCTACAAGTTCAAGAACTCAGACATTCGCGAGTTCTTGAAATGGTGTGAGTATTTCATCGACTCATATTGGAGAAAGCAGCCGTGCTGTAAAGACCATTATCTCAATGATGAGATGATACGTCAGCTCTTCATTGAGGAGGAACACTGGGACTTACTGAAAGGATGTGCAGTGTATGAGTGATAGAGATTACTGGGACAGCAGCAGTACCCAACGAGCACACTTAAAGAGCGCCAGAAACAGTGCGAGAGCTGATTACTACTCCGATCCGAAACACCGGAGCGAGAAAGCGTACAAGCAATTCAAGCATAGCGTAGATTACGGGAAAGGAATTCAAAAATGATATGGATTTATTGAAAGTGGGGTGATTCAGAGTGAACTTTACAAATGGTAATGCTGATAACATAGCAGAAGCGATACACGGACTTGACATTTTCACTAAAAATTGGTGCATGGACTGCAAACAGACAGAAGTTGAAAAAGATTTAATTTTTCGTTGCAAAGGCTGCGAATTTGAAATGAGTGGCGGAAGATGTTTAGTTAAAGTTTTTGCCAGCAATCATAAGTGCAATTACCCATTAAAAAATTTCGGAAGTATGGGTGTTATCTCAAACACAGTCAGGGACACTCTTGTTGAGAACGGAATGCCAAAAGAAATGGCAGAGGAAAGGATAATCGACATAGTCAAGAAAGGATTTATGAGCGAGGAGGAAATGGCAAAAGTAATAGAGGAAAAAATCGCAAGTAATGCAAGTATATTAGGAGGTGCAAGTAAAAAATGATTGAGGTAAAGGATAACAAAGTAAATTTAGCCGGCTCTACTTACGACCTCATGCAAGAGTTCCAGGCAATTGTGCTATGTATGAAAAAGCTGATAGAGGAAGACAACAGAACTGGCATGGAGCCTGGCTATTTCGTCCAAGGACTTGCCTCTCTGGCACTTGGACGAGACTTCTACGCATGGATGAGTTCAGATACACCGCCGGAGAATAACAAGCATGTGCTCTTATCGTTTGAGAACTTCTCATTCCCGCTTGTGGGAAGATACGAGGAGGACAGTCACGGTGGAGCTTACTATATCGGAGACGATACAAAAACCTGTGGTTCGGATGGCATGATAGTTAATGCATGGATGAATCTGCCAACGCCATACAGAGACGAGGCTGCAGCAGGAGCAAAAGGAAATCATAGAGTGGATCATGACTATAGATGATACATTTATCCGTCAGATCATGCTGTATCGCCATGTAAGATGCTATACATGGCAGGAAGTTGCTGAGAGTATAGGACGTATAACACCTGAGAGCATACGGAAACAACATGATCGGTATTTAAAGAAAAATTGTGAGAGTGAAGAGGAGGATATATAGGGTAAACAATGGAATCAGTACAGCAGAGAATGAAAAGACTGGGAACTCATGAAAAAATCGTAGCATTTGTGCAGAAACAAAATCAGAACTATGCCTTTAAACGCAGATATGCGGTCACAAGAGTAAAAGAGTTTATAAGTGAGTGCGACAAGCGTGGACTTAATAATCATGTGTCTGTGGGAGGATTAGACAGCATTATCCTGTATTTGTTTATAAATGAGGTATGTCATGAGGATGTGCCAGGAGTATCAGCATCAACGCTCGAAGACTCGAGTATACAGAGTGTTCACAAGGCACTTGGAATTATAAATATCCCACCGTTGATGAGAGAGGACGGCAAACGCTGGACAAAACCGAGAGTTATACAGGAGTTTGGCTTTCCTGTCATATCAAAGGAGATAGCCGGCAAGATAGAACTGCTCCAGAATCCAACAGAGAAAAATAAAACTGTGCGACATGCGATCATCACAGGCGAGACAGGAGAGTATGGAGGATGGCAGAAAAACTCTAAGATGCAGTTGACCAACCGATGGCTGAAGCTTTTCGGAGGATATGAGAACGAAAATGAGGGATGTCAGTATCAGAAGCCAGACTTTAAGGTATCAGCAAAATGCTGCTATTACCTCAAAGAAAAGAATTGTGATGACTGGGGCAAGGAACACCATAGTGTACCATTTCTCGGACTCATGGCATCAGAGGGTGGTCGCAGAGCAAAGAGCCTTATGATGAATGGATGTAACTATTTTGGTGCATCAACTATCAGATCAGCACCGTTTGCCATATTTAACAGGCAGGATATATTAACACTTGCATTGGAGATGGACGATTTGTGGAAGAGAGGTCTTAAAGATAAATATCACAAGAGGCTGATTGAAGAGGGCAGGATTACAGATAAGTTTGAGATGCCTGATAGCATTATACCAAGTATATACGGAGTGATAGATAAAGCTCCTGACGGCACTTTAAGAACTACCAAAGCTCAAAGGACAGGATGCAGTATGTGTGGTTTCGGAATACACATGGAAAAAAGACCGCACAGGTTTGATCTGCTATACGAGAAGAACCCAAAAGAGTGGGATTATTTGATGTTCCACATGTGTAAAGACGAGAGCGGCAATGATTACGGGTGGGCTAAAGTGCTGGACTATATTGGTGTGGGCTGGGATCCATCCACTATAGGCGGTAACTGTAAGGGACAGATGTCGTTACCGCTGGATCAGATGAGGTGAGATAAAAGATGATATACGGAGAATTAGTAATTGACAACTTTGCTGGTGGGGGCGGTGCTTCCACCGGAATAGAGTTAGCAACAGGATATAGCGTAGATATAGCCATTAACCATGATCCTGAAGCTATTAAGATGCATAAAGCCAATCATCCGAATACGAAACACTATTGTGAAAACGTGTGGGCGGTGGATCCTGTAAAGGCTTGTAAGGGACATCCGGTTGGTCTTGCCTGGTTTTCCCCGGACTGCAAACATTTTAGTAAGGCAAAGGGCGGTAAGCCAAAGGATAAGAATATTCGTGGTCTTGCCTGGGTAGCCTGTCGGTGGGCTGGGCTTGTCAGACCAAGGGTGATAATGTTGGAGAACGTGGAAGAATTTAAGACATGGGGGCCGCTAAACAGAGGACATCATCCGATCAAATCAAAGCAGGGTAAAACATTTAAAAAATTTGTACAGCAGCTTAATGATTTAGGGTATGAGGTACAGTTCAAAGAACTGGTAGCTGCTGATTACGGAGCACCGACTATGCGTAAGCGATTTTTTATGATCGCACGGTGCGATGGTAATCCGATTATCTGGCCAGAGCCAACACATGCACCGGCAGATAGTGAGGAAGTAAAAGCAGGATTACTCAAGCCTTATGTTGGAGCTTACACACAGATTGATTTCAGCCGCCCATGTCCGAGTATTTTTGATACGTCCGAGGAAATCAAAGAGAAATATGGAATCCGGGCAGTGAGACCGTTGGCGCAGAAAACAATGGACAGGATAGCAAGAGGATTGAAAAAATTTGTATTGGATAATCCAGAGCCATTTATCATTCAATGCAATCATGGCGGTGAACGCAGACCGAATGATATAAGAGATCCGATGCCGACTATCACCGGAAAGCATGGATATGGGATTGTAGAACCATATATGGTGCAAATCGGACAGACTGGATTTACAAAAGACCGAAGCAAAGATGTTAGAGAGCCACTTACCACGATTGTAAGTAAAAATGAACATTGCCTTATCAGCCCTACACTGATTCAGTATCATTCCGAAACAGTGCAAGGAGAAGTCCGGGGACAGACCATAAAGGATCCGATCATGACCGTGGATGGTTCGAACCGGTATGGGCTGGTTGCATCGTTCTTGAGTAAATTCTATAAGAGTGGCACAGGACAAGATTTGAGAGAACCATTACATACCATAACTACATCACCTGGACATTTCGGAGAGGTCAGAGCTTTTTTAATAAAATATTATGGCCAAGGCGTAGGACAGGATATTGAAGAACCTCTGGATACAGTAACATCGAGGGATAGATTTGGCTTGGTAACGATAAAGGGTGTAGATTACCAGATTGTAGATATTGGACTTCGGATGCTGGAACCAAGGGAGTTATACGGATGTCAGGGATTCCCGGACGATTACATAATTGATCACGACTATACCGGAAAAACATATCCAAGGAGTGAGCAAGTAAGACGTTGTGGGAACGCTGTTTGTCCGCCGATACCGGCTGCCTTGGTCAGAGCAAATTTGCCGGAATTGTGCGTGGCAAAGCGAACACCGAACATGAGAATAGAATCAGAGCAGACCGGGCAACTTCGGTTTGCCTAGGCATTTTTAAATTTTAAAACTAAGTATAAAATCCAAGCGATCATTTTAAAGATAGTTGGGAAGGAACAGTAATGGAGAGATTAACGATTAATGAGATAATTGAGCACTGCGACAGAAAAACAGAGATGTACGAAAAAACTTGTGATGTTAAGCATCTCGAAACAACAACTATGAATAATCCTATAAAGGAGTATTGGGAGCATAAACAAGTTGCTGAATATTTAAGAAAGCTCAAAGATTACGAGGACTTAGAGGAACAAGGCAGACTTATTAAATTGCCTTGCAAGGTGGGAGATACAGTTTATGTAGATAACACAATACTCCCAATAGAAGATATGGAGTGTTATGAGGATATTGATAATAAGATTCCATTATATTTTCCAGCACGAGTTGTTTCATTCCGCTTTGCAAAAAGGAATTGGATGAAGATTGCAGTTAGAGAAAAATGGTTATATGAATGGATAGACGAGGAGACCGGACCGGATAGCAATTACATAGAGTGTGAGAAAAATTTTACGATTTCGTTGTCTAACATTGGCAAAACAGTATTCCTCACAAAATCCGAAGCAGAAGCGAAACTGAAAGAATTGAGAGGTGGAGAATGACAATTAGTGAGTTTTTCAAAGAGAAATATTCAGCAAGAAAAGATAAAGACAACATGTATGGCGTTGGCATGAGTGATGCCGAATTCCGGCACTTCATCATTGAGTATTTGTTACCGGACGGCTGGTGTGTCTCAGACCCACTTGGGCAGTCACAAATCAACGAAATAGCTATCAACGAAATTCTAACTAAGTATTCCAAGAAGTTTAGACAGGAGCGCAAGAAATGTTTAAAAGAATTGAGAGGTGGAAAAGATGAAGAAAGAAGTTGACGGAGTAGTAGTCGAGGCAAAAAGCATTCTAACTGCGCTGAAAATTATCAAGACAGTGTGCGAGGACAATGAATGTCCGACTTGCCCCTTTGGGAAGAATGATAATACAACCGGGAAAACACTTTGCATGATTAAATGCATGGCACCCAATGTATGGATTATTAATGACGAGACTGATGTTGTATGGAGGGCATTACGATGAACAATGCAAAAGAAGAAAGAGTAACCGACTTGTCTATTATCATGGAAATGATAGATAGTAAACCTTATTATAGCTTACAGTACAGAAATGTTGGTGAGATTGGCTGCCACATTGGGTACAGCTCGTACAATTTAAAAACTGTACTGGAGTTCATTGATGAATATTTTGAGATAGTAGAAAGTGACAAACAGACAAATTCCGACAGGATAAGAAAAATGTCGGATAAAGAGTTGGCAGAGTTTTTAGATATTGTCGGAGAAGATGGCATTTCCTCACAAGTATGCGACATTCCGTGTGATTGTTGCTGTGAGAAAACAGAATGTTCTAAATGTTGGGAAGATTGGCTTCAATCAGAAGCGGAACAGTCTAGAAGAAAAGAGGATGAACAATGAGTGAAGAATTAAGACCATGCCCGTTCTGTGGTGGGAAAGCAAAAGTAAAAGCAGCAAAGGAAGATCATATAGGGTTTACAGTATGGTGTGCATGTAACTGTGGTGCAAGGACAGGTGGGTTTTGTCCAGATATGAGCAAAGAGGATGACACGATAGAAAATATCGAGGAGTCTAAGAAAAGAGCTATTAAAGCATGGAACAGGAGGGCGAGCAATGGGACTGATTGATGCAGATGTTCTGATGACTGATGTTAGAAACACAATAACAGAGAAATCAAGAGCGTTTGATTGGATAAACCTGATTAATCGCCAACCAACCGCCTATGATGTAGATAAAGTTGTGGAGCAGTTGAAATCCGAGTCTGCCAGATGGCAAGACAGTGGAGATGCGTACAACGATGAAAAGGAAAAAGGCGTTGCGATTGGATTTCGGAAGGCAATCGAGATTGTGAAAGGCGGTGGTGTAGATGCGAAGACCGATTCCTAAATCTGTTAGAAAATTGGTGTACCAAAAATACAACGGTCATTGTGCTTACTGCGGTTGTGAAATACCAGAAAAGGGTTTCAATGTAGACCATTTGCATTGCCTTAGAAATTATGAGAACACAGAGGAATTTACCGGAATAGACGTACACGATATAAGCAATCTGATGCCGTCCTGCGGTTCATGCAATCGCTACAAGGCAACGATGGACTTGAAGACGTTTAGGCAGCAGTTACAGAAGATTCCTGACCGGCTGAAAAGAGACGTGTGTACATACAATATAGCTTTACGATATGGCATGGTGCAGGAAAATAGGGAACCTATTAAGTTCTATTTTGAGAAAGTAGAGGAAGAGCATGGCAATTAAATCGATTTTATTCAATACCGAGATGGTACGGGCAATTCTGGACGGAAGAAAGAGTTGCACACGTAGACTTGTAAAGCCGGAACCGCAAGGATATTTTGAAGTAAGTGAAGAACCACTGTATATATATGATACAGACGGAAATCAAGGCAAAATTACACCACCATATCAGCCGGGTGATATCCTTTATGTTCGTGAAACATGGCATAAATACATTAAGCGCGTAGGAAAAGGAGAAAGCTGTCGCTTTGCAGAGTTTTACGGGTACAGGGCAAGCGTGGCAAATTCAGAAGATACAGACGAGCCTTGGCGCCCGTCCATCCACATGCCGAAAGAAGCTGCACGTATTTGGCTTAAGGTTACGGATGTGAGGGTGGAGCGGTTGCAGGAGATTCCCGGCGAAGATTTGATAAAAGAGGGAATTGACCTTTTTCAGTCAAATTATGTAAGAGATGCTTTTGATGAATTTACAAATATATGGAACTCCACCATCAAGAAAACCGACCTTGACCGCTACAGCTGGGATGCGAATCCGTGGGTGTGGGTTATTAAATTTGAACGATGTGAAAAACCGGAAGGAGAAAATTAGATGAACGATAGATATTTATTCAAATCAAAAAGAGTTGACGATGGAGAATGGGTACAAGGAAACCTTATTCAAAGCTGTGATGCATCAGATGGATGGGAAGCAATTATAATTCCCACTAAGAATAGCAATATGTTCACAAAACATATCAAACGTGGTTACGGAAATCTTGGATTTGAGAATTGGTACAGAGTAGACCCATCCACCATCTGCCAATGCACAGGCTTGAAAGATAAGAATGGCAAGCTAATTTGGGAAGGTGACATTATTTTGTTCCAACGAGATAATGATGATTGCCCATTCCCGAACAAAGATACGAAGAAAAGGTTGGGAAAAGTATTCTATAAAGGCTTTAGAACAACATTTGCTATCGGAATGGGGAAAAATGGAAGCGGTTCTATAAATGATGATTTGTGGAAATATGTTCAAAACGGAAATAGAGTAGAAGTTATCGGCAACGTTTTCGACAATCCAGAGTTATTAGAAAGTGCGGGATAGTATGAAAGAGAGTGAAGCGGAATATATGGAAGATGGAGCGGATTATTTAGAGGAAGGATGTCAAAGACAGACTTGTGATGGCTGTATGGCTTACAATTATTGTCTGATAAAAGAACAGGACATTGAGAGTACGGTTAATTATGCAAAGGAGCACAGAGGATTTTGAGAACAAAGAAGATATGCATAGTGTGTGGAAAGGAGTTCGAGCCCCGGGTGAATAATCAAAAGTGCTGTTCACCTGAGTGCTCAGACGTTCAGAAAGTTAAAAGAGCCAAGGCTTCATATGAAAAGCACAAGCACCAGGCAAAGAAGAAAGAAAAGCCCAAGGCAAAAAAAGAAGACCTTGCAAAAGCCAACGAGGTAGCCCGGAACAGTGGCATGAGCTACGGGCAGTACATGGCGGAGAAGTACAGAGCTGAACAGCTCGAGACGATAGGAGAGAGGAAAGTGAAGAAAAAAGAAAGCGTGTTTGCAGGCAGGCTTGAGCTTGCGCTGAAAGAAAAGGACATCACTCAAAAAGAGCTTGCCATAAAGATTGACATATCACCGACTACAATCAATGATTATGTGGTTGGCAGAAGAGAGCCGAACACGAGAACTAAATTAGCAATAGCTCAGGGGCTGGGAGTTGGTATAGGCTACCTGCTAGGCAGAGACAGCGTAGGAGTGGATGAGCTCTTATTAATGATTGACGACAAGGAGAACAGCTTGAGCACACCGATAGAAAGACGGCTGATCTACCACACAGCCAAGGTAGTGCTGCAGGAACTGATAATGTCGTACAAGGAGGTACAATGACGAAAGAAAGACTATCTCAACTCTACTACATCACCAAGGAACTGAGGATGTGGGAGGACGAATTAGAAGGACTGAGCACCCGGGCAAGACACCCGATTGATACACCAAGGCAGAAAGTAACATCTGATACCACCGGCAGTGTAGCCACAAGGCGAACCAACCTCGAACACATGATAGCTCACAAGCGGGCAGATCTCGAAAAGGAAAAGAGTGAGCTGACCGCTTACATAGTCGGAATTGAGGACTCGTATATCAGGCAGATAATGTATATGAGACACGTTAAGATGTACACATGGCACAAGATTGGCAGTGAACTCAATGTATCACCCGATGCTGCGAGGATGACACATGATAGATTTTTGAAGGAGAATACAAAGAAGCCTTGCTGATTGCAATAGAGGATATGAGAGAAGCTGCTAAATAGGCAGCTTCTTTTATTACACGAAAAAGAGTGTAAAATATATCAAGAGAAATTGCAAAAGAGAATAAAATACATCATTCACATTACACCCTATAAGGTGTATTATAATATCAGAAACAAGGAAACAAACAACAGAGAGGTAAGGAAAATGAGGCTGACCATATCGGCAAGACGGTGGAGAAAGAGAGTATACCATGAGAATATTTTTAGCAATCAAAAGAGAAGAGAACACAAAGGACAAGTATTACATCGCAGGAGTAATTAACTCTGACATGTATCCAAGCACATACGCATCAGAGAACCCGGATGCACGTATAGTTGAACTGCCGGAGATTGAGGGAAAAGGTTTTACCGGATGCCACATAAAACTGTAGGAGGCTTGGTTAGATGATTGTATACAAAGATATTTTATCCAAGTTGTCAGAAGCAGGATATAACACAACGACAATCCGGAAAGAAAAGATATTATCTGAATCAACTCTGACCAAAATAAGGAATAACGAGCCAATAAGGCTTGATTCATTGGAAGTAATAAGCAAGCTGACACATGAGCCGGTTGAAAACTTGGTAGAGTTCAAGTAGTTCGTTCAGTTCGGTTAGAATAAAATATAATGTAAAATATAGGAACCACCCGAAAGGGTGGTTTTTTTAGTGCGCAAAAATAGGTGAAGAAAATTGTATAGAAATATAAGAAATTACGAGAACGTGACAAAAATGAATATACAGGGTGTTGGGATGTACGACATACCGGCAATAGCCCCGGCAGAGTACCAGGAGGCAGAGTTGATAAGCTTCAACTATGCCAAGTCATGCAAGAGCCCGGCTGATAAGGCAGTACATTTCTTTGTTGATGATTATCAATTCAACAGAGTTTGGAACTGCGCTGATGACTATATATCAATGCTTAGAAAGTTCAAGTATGTATGTACGCCCGACTTTAGTCTGTACACAGACCACCCTAGAGCCATTCAGATTTATAACCACTATAGAAAACATTGGTGTGGTGCTTATTGGCAGGCTCACGGCATCAGAGTAGTGCCAACAATTGGATGGAGTGACGAGGCTAGCTTTGCATGGTGCTTTGACGGAGAGCCAACAGACAGCGTAGTGGCGGTCAGTTCTGTAGGGACACAGAATAGCGAGTACAGCAAGGAACTATTCCTTGCCGGATATAGAGAAATGATGAAGAGATTGACCCCGACACACATTATCTTTTATGGCAAGGCGCCAAAGGAATGCGAGGGAAACATAATCAGAGTTGAGAGCTTGTCAGAGAAGCTCAAAAAGCGAGGTACGTTGAATGAGGTATAGAGCACAGATTTTTGGAGGACGCGGAGGCGGTTCCGGTCGTGGTGGCGGTGGATGGTCTGATAGTGAAGTAGGAGCTACACCAGCTAAATTCATGTACAACGGCGCTAAAAGAAAGACCGGTGGCGAAGATGGCTATGTCAAAAATTCAAAGTATGAAAATGGACTGCATGATATAGATGGTGGCAAGACCACAGCGGAACAGTTTGCCAACCAGTTTAAGACACGTGAAGAGCTTGACAAGGTACACAATTACCTTGTCGATAAAAACGCAAGCGTCAATGCAAAGATTAGACAGCTCAAGAGTGCTGATGAATTGAGGAAGAACCCGAAGCTATACCATGAAGCGAAAGCCACGCGAGAGGCAAGCAATGCAGTCAATGACCGTAGAAGCAAGGTAGCACCTGTAAAAGCAGAAAAGACAGTAAGAAAGGCTGACGATGAGTATACCTCATCAAGAACCTCAACATACGATAGATGGTACAAGCGGAATCGTGATAATTTCGCAGCATATTATTTTGGAAGCAAAGGAAAGAAATAAGAATGAATCTACAGTTTTTCGGTGGCAGAGGTGGAGGAAGTGGCAGAGGAAAAAGCTCAGGCTCAAGCGATGGCGGGGAACTGGGCGGAACAGTTGCTATACACAGACAGATGGAACCCGATGAGCATAACAGAGCCACAGTTGAGAGATATTACATGACGGGCAACCGTAATGTATTAACCCGCTGGGACGAGGACGGCAATGAACTTGACCATGAGATAACTATACAGGAACCAGTGAGACTAACGTTCAAGACGCGAGCAGAGGCGGAGGCCTATGCCAAGAAGATGAAATATAAATACATGAATCTGTGAGGTAGCATATGAGGATGAATTTACAGTACCACGGCGGTCGTGGTGGTGGAAGCAGCAGGGGGGGCGGTAGCCCTGCAGGTGTAAGTTTCACCGATTCAAAGACCGGTAAAGAATACAATTACTATTTCTACAAAGGCGAGGATGGTAAGAATTACTACAGTACAAGCATAGGCGGACTGCCTAAGCCGACACCAAACAACATGAGCCATGAGGAAATGGTAGAGCGTCTTAAACAGAATACAGGAAATGTTAAGAGTATCAGCAAGACGGAAAAAGCCAAAGCGGAGAAGGCATACAAGGTAGAGAGAGCAGAAGCAGACAGACAGCTCAATAATGCTTATGCAAATGAAAAAGAATTTGTTAAAAGGTCAAGGGCTGTAAGAAAAGGATTGAGGGGCACGAAGAGAGGAATATAGAAAAGGGGTGAGTAGCGTTGAAGCTGACGGAAAAACAAAAATTATTCTGTGATGAATACATAATAAGCCTTAACGCTACTCAGGCGGCAATTAAGGCAGGGTATGCAGAGAAGACAGCGTATGCGATAGGAGCTGAGAACTTGAAAAAACCTAAGATTCAAGACTATATCTCCGAACGGATGAAGCAAAAAGAAAGCTCGTTGATAGCCACGCAAGACGAAGTACTCCAATACCTGACATCAGTGCTGAGAGGCGAGAGCCAAACGACAGACACAGTGTTAGTCGGAATTGGTGAGGGCTGTCAAGAAGTGCAGGAAGTAGAAAAGAAGCCAAGCGAGAAAGACCGGCTCAAGGCGGCGGAACTGCTTGGCAAGAGGTACGGACTGTACACAGACAAGGTATCCGCTGATGTGGATATGTCACTTGATATATCTATTGATTATGGTGATGGCGATGAAGATTAAGCTGCAAGCCAATAAGTGCTTTAAGAAAGTCGACAGATGTACCAAGCGCTATATCGTGATGAAAGGCAGTGCCGGAAGCGGTAAGAGCGTGGACACGGCACAGAACTACATCTTGAGGCTGATGCACGACAAGGGCAGAAATCTCTTGTGCGTGCGCAAGGTGGATGTGACCAACAGAGATTCAACCTTTGCCGAACTGCAAAGTGCGGTCTTTAAGGCATTCGGGGACAAGTACTCCGATTATTGGTACATCAATGAGTCGGCTATGAAGATGCGTTGTAAGTCAAACGGCAATGAGATTATTTTCAGAGGGGTAAAAGATGATAAACAGAGAGAAAAACTCAAGTCAATTACTTTCAAGAAGGGAAAGCTCACTGATGTCTGGATAGAGGAAGCTACAGAGCTGACACAAGCAGACTTTGAGATTATTGACGACCGACTCAGGGGAGAACTTCCACCCGGACTATTCTATCAGATCAGGCTGACATTCAACCCGGTATCTGCTACGCATTGGATTAAGGCGGTGTTCTTTGATAGAGCCGATGAGGATGTAATGACTCACTCGTCAACCTATCGCGGCAATCGGTTCATTGATGCAGCATACCACAAACGAATGCTCAGGCGAAAGGAAGTAGATCCGGAAGGCTATCGGGTGTACGGGCTTGGAGAGTGGGGAGAGACAGCAGGCCTCATTCTTCATAATTGGGAAGTCGAGGAAGTGTCACAGAACTATGAAGACTACGACGACGTAGCGGTAGGGCAGGACTTCGGTTTCAACCATGCTAATGCGGTGTATGTATATGGCTATCGTGATGGTGACATATATGTGCTCAAGGGCTTGTATGGATATGAAAAGGACACAAGCGAGTGGATAGCCGAAGCGGATGAGATACCAAAAGATAAAGTAATGTGGTGTGACTCGGCAGAGCCTGACCGCATCAAGACGTGGAGAACTGCAGGGTGGAGAGCCCGGCCAGTAAATAAGGAACCGAACAGCGTTAAGGCTCAGATAGACTGGATCAAGGGCAGACGGGTACACATAGATCCTTCCTGCACGGACTTCATCAAGGAGATAGAACAGTGGAAATGGAAATACGATGACGTAAGGAACATGTACCTCGATGAGCCGGTACCATTTTTTGATGATGCGATGGCATCACTAAGATACGGCATTGAGGGTTGGCGAAAGCCAAAGGCTCACTTAAATACAGGACTGAAAGGTGGATTATAATGGCGGCACCAGACGTATACAGAATTGCAGACAATCAAATTATGGATGAGATACAGCTTGAAAAGTACATAGCCAAGAACGACGAAAAGGTAGCTCAGAAGTACAAGAAGCTTCAAAGTGCTTATGAGACCGACTATGACATTTTCCATCAGGCAAAAAAGCCTGAGTACAAGCCGGACAATAGGATAGCTGTCAACTTTGCAAAATATATCACAGACACCATGAACGGCTTTTTTATTGGAATCCCGATAAAGGTGAGCTCAAAGGACAATTCGGTGGACGATTATATCAACTATCTTGATGTCTACAATGACCAGGACGACAACAATGCAGAGCTTGCCAAGATTATGAAAATCTACGGCAGAGGCTATGAGATGTACTACGTTGATGAAGAGGGAAATGTTGGCATCACGTACCTGGACCCGATGGAGTCATTCATGATTTACGATGAGTCGATACTGATGAGGCCTCGCTACTTTGTCAGAATCTACAAAGACACTGAGGGAATCCGCCACGGCTCCATATCGAACGAGACCACAGTACAGTACTTTGACATTGACGGAGGCTTACACTTCCGGACGGATGAGGAAAAGGTACACGGCTTCGATGGAGTACCGGCAACTGAGTATATAGAGAACTCGGAGAGACAGGGTATCTTTGAATCGGTGCTGTCAATGATTGATGCATACAACAAGGCATTGTCAGAGAAGGCAAACGACGTTGACTACTTCGCAGATGCATACATGAAGATACTCGGAGCCAAGCTCTCAGAACCGGAACTGGAAGCCATAAGAGACATGAGAATCCTTAACTTCGAGGGAGAGGACGGCTCGAAGATTATAGCTGACTTCATGAGCAAGCCAAGCGCTGACGAGACACAAGAGAATCTACTGGAGAGAATCGAGAGATTAATCTTTCTAATCTCAATGGTAGCCAATATCAATGATGAGAACTTCGGAACATCGTCAGGCATTGCACTGAAGTATAAGCTTCAGTCAATGAACAATCTAGCAAAGACCGAAGAGCGTAAGTTCACAAGCGGAATGAATCAGAGATACAAGCTCATCTTTTCAAACCCTGTAAGCGGGATGAAAGCGGATGACTGGCTCAAGGTTGATATTAAGTTTACGAGAAACTTCCCAGCAAACGAGCTTGAGGAGTCACAGATAGCCGGTAATCTGTCCGGCATTACATCGAAAGAGACCCAGCTCAAGGTTTTATCAGTTGTTGATAACGTCAATGACGAGCTTGACAAAATCAAAAAAGAGAATGAGCTCGATACAGAGGGCTACGAGGTGAATAGAGGTGTATTGGCAGAACAGACAGAAGCAGTTGACCAAGGCCTTACAGCAGAGCGAGGCAAAGTTAAAGAAGAGATTAACAACGGCATATGATGAGCAGTACTCGAAGCTTGAAAAAGAGATAGCAGCATATTATCAGACATATGGGGTTGGCAATGTGATTGAGTACAGAAAGCTCATGCAGGCACTGCCGGAAAAGGAATACAACATCCTCATGCGAGACATAGAGCTCTTCTGTGTCAGGCATCCGGAATATGCACACCTGGCACCGGCTAGGCGCAGTGCATACATTATCAACAGACTTGAAGGCTTGCAAATGTCTGTAGAACTTGAACGACTTGAATTAATGGCAGAGGAAGAAAGCCAGATTAAAGCCCACCTTGAAACAATAGACAAGCGAGGCTATGAGGCAGTAATCGAAAAGACCGGGGCAGTCGGTACAGTCAACAGAGATATAGTCAAGGCAGTAGTTAATACCGATTGGAGCAAGTCAGGGAATTTCTCAAGCAAGATATGGACCCGGACAGCCAACCTTGCCAAGGTATTAAACTCCGAAATATCGGCAGGCTTTGCCAGGGGAGATAATTACCAGAAGCTGACCAAGACCCTGAGGCAGAAGTTCAGCGTAAGCCAGAATGAAGCTATGAGGCTAGTGTATACAGAGGGCACTTACGTGCTCAACGAGTCCACGGCTCAGGCTATAGAACAGACCTTTGACTACTACTCTATAGCCCCAATCGAGGACGGCAAGGCTTGCCAAGTATGTTTAGATATAGCGGCGAGCACCAAGACCAGTCCGGTAAGATACTCGGCAAGAATAGCGGGCGTCAACTTCCCGCCGTTCCATCCTTGGTGCAGGTGTTCAACTTACATTGTAATACCTGACAAGCAGGCATGGATTGAGAACTATGTCAGGACGCACGGCGGTGATCCAGCTGTCAGCTCTGAACAGAAAGACAAGGCTAGGGAATTAGTGAGGGCTTTTACATGAGAAAAATAGTAATCTGTGGTGCCAAATGGTGTACACCATGCAAGCACGTACTCAGCACATTGAGAGTACAGGTTGAGCAAGAGTGCCCCGGCACTACTGAATATATAGACCTGCAGGAAGAGCCGCAGGCGATTGACAGGTACAAAGTATATAAAATCCCGATGGTGATACTCGAAGAGGACGGAAAGCCTCTGAGGAGCTATGTCGGGACATATCCAAACCACCTTGAATTAGTCCGGTGGGTAAAAGGAGAGCTGAATGATAGAGATTTATGAGACATCGACAAGTCTGGCAGTAAACGGCCACGCCAATGCAGGAGTTAAGGGCGAGTCGGTACCGTGTGAAGCGGTAACTGCCATGATTAACATGTTTGTGATGGGCGTCGACCACTATCAGAACATTGAATATGAGCTTGAGAGCGGGCATTTTTACATCAATTTAAAGCAGATAGTATATGTCTGCGACCCGATTCTTGAAGCGTTGAAATTAGGCTTGCAATCCGTAGCGGAAGCATATCCGGAATACATCAGCTACGAAAAAGCATAGAAATGGCCAAGCATTGAAGCCATAAAAAGCTATGGAATGACCAAGCGTTGAAGTCGTTAAAAGCCACGGAATATAAGTTAAGCATTGGAACTCTAAACTATGGAAGGAGAAACGACATGAAAAAGAAATTGAACTACTGGACACAGCTCTTCGAGGACGGCACAGACGATACCAAGGGAGCAGATAACAAGAACACAGACACTAAGAGCACTGACGGCTCTAAAGACAGCAAAGCGGGCGATGACTCCAAAGACAGCTCCAAGGGAGACGACAAAAAAGGAGAACCCGAAAAGAAGTACACCGATGAGGATGTTAATAGAATCGTTCAGGAAAGGCTCAAGAGAGAGCGTGAGAAGAATGACGAAGCCAAGAAGCTTGAGGGTATGTCAGCTCAGGAGCGTGCAGAGCATGAGAGAGACGCACTCAAAAAGGAGCTTGACGAGCTCAAAAAGGCTGACGCACTCAACAAGATGGCACAGGAAGCCCGCAAGATGCTCTCGAATGAGAAAATCAATGTCTCTGACGGCTTGGTTAATATGATGGTAACATCAGAGGCCAAGACCACTAAGGAGAATGTTGACAACTTTATCAAAATGTTCAAGGTAGCAGTACAGGACGCAGTTAAGGACAGCCTGAGAGGCAAAGCTCCGACAACCGGCGGAAGTTCAACTCTGACTCGTGCCGAACTCGATAAGAAACTGGCTGAGATTGCTAGTCCTGTAGAGAGGCAGCGATTGATAGCTCAACACATTGACCTATTTACGAAAGGAAAATAATTATGAACAAGAACAGAACTATTGCATACAGAAAGCAGCTCTTCGCACCGGAGACCAACACCACAGTTGCAGCAGACCTTGAGCCGGTCATTTCGATTGACCACACCAACCGGTTGGTAGCAGGCCTCAAGACACTCTTAACAGTACTCGGCATCGTAGACATGAAGCCGATGGCAGAGGGTACTACCGTCAAGATGTACAAGACCACACAGAAGAACACACCAGATCAGGTTGCTGAGGGCGAGGTAATCGGTCTTACAAAGGTAGAGAGAAAGCTCGTTAAGACTTTTGAACTCGTGCTTAAGAAGTTTAGAAAGTCTACCACAGCCGAAGCAATCCAGAAGGTCGGCAAGGATAAGGCAGTCAATGAGACCGATACAGTCTTCATGAGAAATATCCAGAAGGGTATCAAGGCTGACTTTTTTACATTTATCAAGGCAGGTACAGGCGTAGCCACAAACCTTGCAGAGAAGAAAGCTACAGCTTCAAACTCTATTCAGGGAGCTATTGCAGGAGTATGGGCTAAGCTCTCAGCTTACTTTGAGGATATGGATGTAGAGCCTATCTACTTCCTTAATCCTCTTGATATCGCAACATACCTTGCCAACACAGCCATCACAGTGCAGACAGCTTTCGGTTTCCAGTACGTGGAGAACTTCCTCGGACTCGGCACAGTAGTGCTCGATAATTCTGTAGAAATCGGCAAGGTAAAGGGTACAGTTAAGCAGAACCTTAACGCGGTGTATATCCCAACATCCGGAGCAGTAGGCTCTACATTCGGTATGACATCTGACGAGACCGGCATGGTGGCTATGAAGCACTTCCTCGACGATAAGACTGCTGCCATCAACACACTTGTGTTCGAGGGTGTGACTTTCTACGCTGAGGATGCATCAGGTATCTTTACAGCTCCGATTGCTGTAGAAGCAGCCACAGTTGCAGCATCTGATCAGAAATAGGAGGTAGCCGATGATAGACAGAGTTAAGGAGAGAATCAAGAAAAGACTGTCTGATGAGGAAATCAATGATGATGTCATGGACGAAATCAACCAGATAGTCACTGACCGCTTGTGTCTGCGCCTTGGAGTATCTGAGGATGCTTTTCCGACTCTGTTTGAGTCAATCGTAGTTGATGCTTGTGTCAAAGCTTGGCGCAAGTGCTACTACGAGGGCGTATCTTCCGAGGGAGTCGGCAGTCTGTCCAACACGTTTATTGATGATGTGCTCGCAGAATACGCAAGCGAAATTGACAGTTGGGTGAATGCCAACGAAAGCTCGAAGAAAAGGATGGTGCACTTCTTATGATATGGACGAGATTAACCGTATACACCACAGTGGACGGGGCAGAGGACGAGCTTGGCAATCCCGTGAAGGATGTAGAGGAACTCTACAACGGCCGTGCGCGTATAAGCCCTTGGACAGATTCGAGCGTGCAGGCGAACGGCAGGGAAGTAACTAAGAATGAGATACAGTTCGCGGTCCCTTGTGACTATGAGAAGCTCAAGAACGCTAAAGTTCTTGAGAATAACTGTAAGGCATTTGACATCACGGAAGTGACCGAACTAGCCCCACGCTGGACACTGATAACGGCCAAGAGGTACAACACATGAGCATACAAGTAAAAGGCACAGAAAAGCTTGTAGAAGCCCTCTCTCAGATGTCGCAGGCGAGGTTCGATGCAGTATGTCAGGTCTCGGCATCAAATATATACAATCGTGGCAAGGCTGACGGAGGCACACCGGTAGATACAGGCGAGCTGAGGCAGTCATTAACAATCGGAACTATAGACCACGGCGCAGAAGTTGGATATACCAAGGACTACGCTCCACATGTCGAGTATGGCCACAGGACACGAGGCAGTGGGTATGTTGAGGGACAAAGATACCTTGAACGTAACGTGGAGAAAGAAAGACCTGAATTTAAGCAGCTACTAATTGACAACATAGAGAGGTTGGTGAAGTGATGCTACAGCAATTCAGCATTATCGAGCTGATAAAGCAGATACAAAAGGCGGTGCTGTCCGGCACCGGTAAAAAATGCTACGACCACGTAGAAAAGGGACAGGCTTCACCATTCTACTACGCAGAGTTGGTTCAGAGTAAGCCTGCTAATACCAAGACCATGTACGTGACAGAGTACACAGTCAACATACATGTGGTGTCAGAGAGTGGCAAGACATCTGTCCCGCTCTTCAAGGAGATACAGGCACTCGAAGAGGCCATGACGGCCGACATTGATATACCAGAGCCTTACGAGCTTATTTATCAGATGTACAACGGCATACAGTCCACATACAAAGAAAAAGACACCAACGAGAAACATGCAGTCCTTAACTATACGTTCAAGGTCTGCTACGGCTATATGATGAAGTAAAGGAGACACGATATGAAATACAACAAACAGTTATTCGGAAACGAAGCCGCCTCAGAGACAACAACAGGCTTTGATAAGGGCGTTTACTGTGATTTTTCAGCGAATGCAGTTAAGGCACTCGCAGGCAAGGATATCTTACTTGCAGTATGGAACGCAGAAGGCACAGCTATCAGCGCTATCGCAGGCCAGCAGAGCCTTAAGCTCAATCGTTCAGCTGATTCTATCGAAGTAACAACCAAAGATACCGGAGACGGTTGGAAAGCATACATCGCAGGATCTAAGGAGTGGTCAATAGACACGGATGGTCTGTACATCAACACAGATGCATCAATGCAGGCACTCTCTACAGCTTTCGAGAATGGTGACCCGGTATGCATTAAAGTATACAACAAGAAGACCAAAAAGAGTATGTTTGGCGGTCTTGCAGTTATTACAGACTTCCCACTTGAGGCACCTTATGACGACTCAATGACTTACTCTATCTCACTCAAGGGACAGGGCAAGCTCGTGGATCTGAGCTCTAACCCTGTAACACCTGACACATTACCTGCATAGCAAGCAGGGGCTATATGTCCCTGCCTATTTTTCAAAAAAGGAGAAAATAAATGTTCGAAGTAAACGGAAAACAATATGATTTTGATTTTAACACAGAGAGGGTTTCAATGGTAGAGGCTGCTGCTAAGACAGCTATCATGGGCGAATACTCCAACACCAACGGCTTATTCTCGCTCAAGACTATGAATGTGATGTTTCAGCTTGCGGCAAAAGAGGTAGGCTCTGACAAATTCCTTGGACAGACAGAGGGTGCCAAGCTCTTTGAGGATGCACTCAAGGAGAGAGGCTATGCCACTATCGCAGTCGAGATTCAGTCAGCTCTAATGAGAGATACACCTTTTTTATTCCAAGCCAACTAGTCGCGAATGAGTATTTTGACGAGCCGAACGAAACTCCTGCAGAAAAAGAGCTGAGAAGGCCCTACCTGCAGGACATAGATTTTGCTTGGTTCGTTGTTAATTTCAATTATACGAAAGCCGATTATTTGGCTCTGACTCCACGCGAAAAAGCCTTCATATACAAGGCTTACGAAACTAAGACAGTCAATCAATCAACGCTGCTACGAGACACAGTCCTGAACGCTATAAGCAACAGCAAGCGTAGACGAGGGGCGAGCGTGTTCAAGCTATGGAAAAAGCGAGCCAAGAAGGCTGACATATCCACAGTTCGAGACAACATGAAAGTCATAGCAGAGATTGAGAAGAACGAAGTAGGTTGGATAGATAAGATATATGCAGCCAACGGATGGACAAGGAAGTAGGTGAAACATGGCTGACTATACATTAAGCGTTGACGTCACGGCGAATGACCACGCGAGCGAGACGTTTAAGAAAATACAGGACAATGCAAAAAATTTTAAATCAACCGTAGAGAATGCCGGACAGTCCATGCAGAAGTTTGGCGAAAAGACGGAAACAGTCGGCAATAATCTCAACAAGTCAGTTACCGCACCTATAATTGGAGTTGGAACAGCCACAGCAAAGCTTGCCACAGACTTTGGAAGCTCAATGGCCAAGGTCAGCACTATCGCCGACACGACACAGGCACCTATCGGAGACCTGAAAGAGTCTATCCTTGAGCTCTCAGATGATACCGGCATGGCGGCAGACAACATAGCTGAGTCAGTATATCAGGCTATATCAGCCGGACAGTCAACAGGCGAGGCAGTCAACTTTGTTACAAATTCTACGAAACTTGCAAAAGGTGGCTTCACTGATGCAGCTACCTCAGTAGACACACTGACCACTATCCTTAACGCTTACGGCGATAAGGCGGGCGACGTAACAAGCGTATCTGATAAGCTTATCACGACTCAGAAATTAGGAAAGACGACTGTTGACCAGTTGGGCGCTTCAATGGGTAAAATTATCCCAACAGCCAACATGTACGGAGTGAGCCTTGATAACATCACATCTTCTTATGTTACCACTACTAAGAATGGTATCGCTACAGCAGAATCGACAACATACCTTAACAGTATGCTTAACGAGCTCGGAAAAGCGGGCACCGATGTATCTGACATGCTGAAAGAGAAGACAGGCAAGTCATTCCAAGAGCTGATGGAATCCGGTATGTCATTAACTGATGTACTCAACATCATCCAAGAAGCTTGTACGGAATCCGGCAAGTCAATCGGTGATGTGTTCAGTTCACAGGAGGCGGCAAAGGGCGCGGCTACACTTGTACAGCACGCGGACGACTTCAACAGCGCTATGCAGTCTATGGCTAATTCAGCAGGTGCCACCAACGAGGCATTCAATAAGATTGACAGCTCAAACGCGGAGAACTTTGCGAAAGCACTCAACCGCTTGAAAAATGCAGGCATACAGTTCGGAGAGGCAGTAGTACCGGTAGTAGTTCCAGTGTTCACGGAATTGGTAAGCGTAGTTACAGGCGCAGCCGATGCATTCAACAGCCTTCCTGAGCCAATGCAGGATATGATAGTTAAAGGCTTGGCTATAGCGGCAGCGGTAGGACCGGTAGTAACTGTATTCGGCAAAGTAACAGCAGTGGCAGGCAAGGTAACAAGCGGCTTCGGCTCAATCGCTGGCAAACTCGGAGGTCTTGGAAGTGCAGCATCATCAGCAAGTGCACCAGTATCAAGCGCGGGAGCGGCAACAGGAAGCCTTGCAAAAAATGCACTCGGACTCATAGCGGCAGGAGCTGGCATCCTATTGGCTTCGGCAGGCTTGGCACTGCTTGCATACTCAGCGATTCAGTTGGCTCAGGCGGGTCCTACAGCAATCTTAACTATGGTTGGAATGGTAGCGGCAATCGCACTGCTTGCAGTAGGAGCAGCAGCATTGGCACCGGCACTCACAGCCGGAGCAGCAGGACTCTTGGCATTCGGTGCGGCTATCCTCATGGTAGGCGCGGGAGTGGCACTGGCGTGTGCCGGTGTAGCTCTGCTATCCACTCAGTTACCGACTATATCAGAATACGGTCAGTCGGCAGCAGTCGGAATTATAGCCCTCGGTGTGGCTCTGATGTCATTCGCGAGTGGTGCCACTATGGCAGGTGCCGGAGCACTGATTCTTGGTGCTGGCTTATTGGTAGCGGGTGCCGGAGCACTCACAGCGGCAGCAGGAGTAACGTTACTGGCTGTCGGAGTGGTGGCACTTGGTGCAGGCATAATAGTCGTAGCAGCAGGAGTTAATCTCTTGGCAGCAGGGCTTGTGGTATGCGGTGCAGGGCTCGTAGTTGTGTCCAATAATGCGGGCACAGCCACGGCGGGACTTGCAGCATTCACGCTTGCGGTAGCGGCAGCAATTATTCCAATCACGGCAGGAACAGTGGCAACGACTGCATTTACTGTCACGATGGTGGAACTCGGTGCAAGCCTGACGGTATCAGCAGGAGGAGCCACACTACTTGCGGCGGCACTGCTTGCGGTATCGGCTGAGATGGTAGTTATATCAGCTACAGCCAATTCAGCAAGTAACGACCTAAAGAGCATGGTCAAATCAATTGACATTGTAGACACAGGCATCAACAACCTTAAAAAGGTGGCAAGCTCAGGACTCAGGGCTATAGCTTCAGCATTCACGGCAGCAACCCCAAGTGTTACAGCTAAAGCTACCACAATGTCACTGAAAATGGCTGATTCAGTCCACAAGGGCTTCGCAAAGGTGCCGACTTACATCATGGTGACCATGACGATGGCAAACGCGGTCACTCTGGCTCAGTTCGTGGCAATCAATGCCACTGTATCAGGGCAGATGAATCGAATGGTCGGAACTGTCAGAACATCACTTAACCAGATGAAGAGTGCCTTTGCTGGCACGAGGTTCAAGCTCAACACAAGCATGGCTTTACCACATTTCAGCATGAGTGGCAATTTCAACGCTCAGACCAAGGCAGTGCCAAAGGTACACGTGTCTTGGTACGCAAAGGCTTATGACGAGGCTATGATGTTCAACACGCCTCAGGTAGTGCAGGCGAATGGCTTCGGTGACGGACCGGGCAATGAAGTGGTAAGTGGTGACAGACATCTTGTCGAGCTGTTCAAGGAAGCTCTTGGAAGCTATGGCGGTGGCGATACTATCATCCCGGTTTATGTCGGGCAGGAGAGAATAGACGAGCTTGTAGTTACTGCAAAACAGCGAAAAGACTTTAGATCGGGAGGTAGATAATGTTAAAAGACTATCCAACGATTATTAATAATACACAGCTCTTTCAGCCAAATAAGTGGGAAGAGACAAGTGAAGTAGTAGAAGAGACATATAAGACTGAGGCTGGCACAGACCAGGTCTCAGTCACACGCTATGACAAGCTCTCGGTAGATGCTCAGTATAGAGTTAATTCGGAATGGCTCAAGCAGTTTAAAATGTGGTCTAAGGTTGACTCACTTGATGCATCAATCTATGACGCTACGGCCAATGGCTATGTCAACAGGGTGATGAGGATGCGAAATTTCAAGGACTCACCGATTGAGTGGTCAGAGAGAATGGAAGACACTGACGGTATATGGGATGTAAGCTTCAGCTTGGAGGAATTTTAGATGTACGAGGTATCAGCGGCATATAAAAAAGCAATGAAAGAGCCAGTACATCGCTTCCTCATCGGTGGAAGTATATCTAACACCACATTCGCTGACCGGAATGTACTGAAAGGCTCATTCTCAATTACTAACCAGTGCTCTGACGATTCAGAGATGAAGATAGGGCAGGTGTATGTTGGTGAGCTCAACGCCACGTTCGTTAATCTCAATGTAGAACGCTATTCATTGCAGAATAAGCTTATCAAGCCGACATTCAGCAGGAAGACAGCGGACGGATATGAGACTATCCCACTTGGTGTGTTCAAGGTGTCAGAGGCATCATGGACAAGCTCAGGCATCGTTATCAAGGCTTACGACAACATGGCAGAGCTTGACAAGGGCTGTGATGTTAACTCAGCGAACGGCACACCTTACGAGCTGGCGCTTCTTGCATGCAAGTCGTGTAAATTAGAGCTTGGCACCACCAAGGAAGAATTTAAGAAATTCGCTAATGGAATTGAAAACCTATCTATGGTGGCAGAAAACGACATAGAGACTTGGCGAGACTTTATATCCTGGGTGGCTCAGACCTGCGCTTGCTTCGTCACAGCGGACCGCTTCGGTAAGATAGTGTTCAGAGCTTACGGCGATACTGTAGTAGATACCATAGACTCAAAGCACCGATTCACCGGAGCATCATTCTCGGACTTTGAGACCCGGTACACAGGTCTTTCATGCGTTAATATCGGAGACAAAACCACATCCTATTACGGAATGGAAGTTGACGACGCCCTGACTTATAATCTCGGCTCCAATCCGTTCCTGCAGTATGGTGTGGACGATGCAAAAGAGGAAATGCGCCGGGCAATCCTGCATTCTTTGCAGAATATTTGTTATGTACCATTCAAGGCTTCAATGATTGGAGACCCGGTATATGACCTTGGAGATGTTCTGAGCATGTCAGAGGGTATAGCGGACGGCTCGAAGCTGTACTGCATCACCAAATATACATTCAATTATAATGGCGAGTATGAAGTACAGGGAGTCGGCAAGAACCCGGCTATAGCCAACGCTAAGAGTAAGACGGATAAGAACATCGCAGGGCTGATGAATCAGGATGATGAGAATCTTATACATTTTACCGTGTTCACAAATACCGGTCCGGTGGTGGTAGAGGATAAGTCAAACCAATCTATCTTTTCGATGCGCTTTATAGCAACAAAGACCACACTCGTGGCACTTGATATGGAGATACTGCTCAACGTAGAGACTACGGAAGAGGGCGAGGAGTACCAGTGGGTTGAACACGATGCGGTGGCTAAAGTCCATTATTACATAGACGGAGCAGAAATAGACTTAAGAAAGCCTGTGGAAACATGGCAGGACGGCCAGCACATCCTGACATTAAGATATGACTTGCAGGCAGTAGACGCTGCTATCCATACATGGGATGTGTGGATTGAGATGCAGGGCGGAAGTGCTACTATAGATACCTACGGCATCCATGCGGTAGCGATGGGCCAAGGTCTTGCAGCAGAGAGCGATTGGGACGGAACTATCACAGCATCCGATGAAGTTGGCAGATACACATTTAGTCTTGTTAGAGACTTCACAGACTCAGCCAACACGACACTTAACACACCGGCTCGTGCAGTTCCGGGCGACATACTGGCAAGATTCGATTTCACAAATATGTTTGGCCGTATCGTTGACAATAACCAGTCTTACGACAACATGACTACATTCACTCCTTATGTCAATGCAAGCCGCGTTACGACTGATGCGGATTACAACAACACGACAGGATGGCAGGGTACCGGCGAAATTAAAATGGGTACCAATAAGATGCTCACCACTACAGATGTATACGGAGTCACATCGGTTGAGACTGCATCACAAAACGCTGTGTTCTATGCTTCGTTCGACAGTGGCTCTACTTGGGTCGGCTGGACATCTGAGGGCTGGGTTGAGAATGTAACAATGATTAAGAAAGAGATAGAGGCAGTGCCTGAGTCGGCATGGAAACAGTACGACAAGGTAAGATTCAGAGTCTTACTTGAAGGCGGTGCCACACTCTATGCATTACACCTATACGGAGGTACATTACATGATTAAAGGACATGTAGCAATCGAATTGCACAATCACAAGACGGGGTTGAGAGACAGGATAGAGGGTGACAACATGATTACCAATGCACTTAACTATGTTATCCCAATAGTAATGGGCGGAAATACTTCAGCTGAAAACTTAATGCCTCTTTGCAAAAAGGCACTCGGAAGCCTGATGTTGTTTGATGGCACCCTCACAGAAGACAAAAATAACATGTTTCTGCCGGCAGAAGCTCATCTCGTGGCTTTCGCCGATAGAGGGCTTGACACGACACACTCTGATAGAGGGTCTCTCAACTCAGCAGAGACAGATCCGACCGACACGGGCTATCAGTCGGTGTGGGATTTTTCAACATCGCAAGCAAACGGCACCATTAAGTCACTGGCGTTAAGCCTTAACTATAGTTTTGGTGACAACTATATCCGAAACTCGCCTTACAATCTTGTTGGGCCGTTCAAAACATCAGGCCCATCTTGCAAGAATTTGAGTGACAAGACTAGATTCTACTGCTATGCACTATGTTACGACGTGGAAAATCAGTATCTATACTACATTGACCCACAACTTGGAGGGGTATCTTCAAGAACTGAAAGAGACGACACCGGAAAGACTAAGTATCTGTACTCTACAGAAATTCACATCATGAAGGCCTACGTGCCAACGACAAAGTTCAAGCTGGCTGATTATCCATCGCCAACCAATTATGGCGAGGAAGTGACATCGTTCACAATAGAAACAGGCACATCTAATACGGACTGTCGAGGCTATTTCAAAAATGGATATGATGGCTATGCGTATATGATCACACCTATGGGCACGGCTGGGAAAGTCGAAATGTACAAGCTTAAACTGTCAGATTATAGCTTTGAGATATCCGAAGCTCAGACATTCACAGTGAAGAACGTTAATTTTTACAATTATTATGAATGCTCGACAGCTAATAACGGCTATGCATACATTAAATCGCTCGACAAAAAAACTATTTACATAGTCAATCTGTCAAATCCCGTGGATGTACAGGAAGCCAAACTACCAAACGATTACACACTATCGGATGGCGGCCTGGCAAACTTGAAAAACGGAGGGGTAAAATTTGCGACTAATGATAGCCGTTACGGAATTTGCTACCCTGACGGAAAAATCATCATTAATCAGCAAAGCGGAAATTATGGTTATGATCCTATACAAAGCGACCCAAGGCTCATTACTGACAATCTTGTAGTTTTTGGACATAGAGCATATTCATATTATGACTATTCGAACGGTAGCCTGCTCAATAATTACCTCGGCACTATCTACAATCTGCCACAGCCGATTGTAAAGACTGCTGCAAGCTCCATGAAGGTAGTATACACGCTGACAGATATAGATTAAGGAGGACGAGCATGACCAACCTTAAGATACACTTGGATTACAGAGGCTCAAGCAAAATCATCAAGAGGCTGTGTCAGACCGTGAACTATCTCTCGGAAGTGGCAAATGGTGACATGCGCACTGATGTTTACGATGCCAATAATAACGGCATTGTGGACAATGCGGAGCTTGTGAACGGTCATGAAGTATGGAAGGATGTACCAGTTGACGCCAAGTTTACTGATACAGTCTACGATGATAGTTACTTGCAAGGCAAGGTAAGTGCCAACAGCAACAATCTGCAGTTAATAATGCAGACGCTTTTCGACTGGAATGAGAACTACCTCATAGACAGCCAGGGTAGACAGATAGTTGATAGCTTTGGTAGACCTATATACACCTCAAGCTACAAATCTAAATTCGACACACAAGGAGGAAAATAAATGAGTGATACACAAGCACAGGCATTGGAATCGGCACGAATAGTTGACCAAAATCCTGCTACAGGAATAGCACCGGAAGACATGTTCATCATGGACTCTATTGCAAGCGGTACAAGGGCTATAAGTTATAAGGCCTTGTGCGATGCGATAGCGGTCACTCTTGGCATAGCCACAATCAAGGACACGGCAGATGGTGCTATGCAGAAGAGTGAATACGATAAGAATCACAGTGGGGCTGTTGATAACGCAGAAATATTAGATAATCACTCCGAGGAGGTAATAAATGGAAAATGAGGATATCGTAAGAGAGCTTGCTGAGCAGGGCGAGCGAATCAAGGTAGCGAACAAGAGAATTGCTGACCTTGAAGAACAGCAGCAGCGTATCCAAGACCTGACACTATCTGTGCAGGAGCTTGCGATAAGCGTTAAGAACATGGTAGAAGTGCAGAAAAAGCATAGTGACAAGCTTGCAGAGCTCGAGGCGAGACCGGCACAGAACTGGAATACTATGACGAGAACTGCTTTTACTACAATTATATCAGCAATTGCAGGAGCGTTAGCCCTTGCATTGGTCAACTCAGTAGCACATTTTATGTAAGGAGGAAATTACTATGAAGAACTGTGTATTTAAACCAAGCGTCAACACTGTTGAATGGCTCAAGGCAGCAGGCGTCAGAGCTGTAAAGACTATGGCGCAGACAGCCCTCGGAACTATTGGAGCTTCTGCTGTAATCTCAGCGGTGGACTGGCGTGTAGTCCTGTCCGCATCGGTCTTATCCGGTGTGGTCAGCATCTTAACATCTATTGCAGGAATCCCGGAGGTGAGCGCAAATGAAAATAATTGACGTTTCACACCATGATGGCAACATCGACTGGCAGACAGTCAAGGATAACGTAGACGGTGTAATATTACACTGCGGCTACGGACAGGATCTGGAAAAGCAGGATGACCCACGATTTAAGGAGTGGGCTACTGAGTGCACAATACTCGGCATTCCATTCGGAGTATACCTCTATTCATACGCCAAGAGTGTAGACAGAATAGAAGGAGAAGCGAAACATACATTAAGACTTATCAAGGGTTATAATCTGTCGCTCCCTGTATTCTTCGATTCAGAGGAACCGGGAACCGAGAGTGTAGCTCAGGCATGTGCACTTAGGTATATGGAGATCATCAAGGCAGCAGGTTATACAGTCGGCATCTATGCGAGTGAGTCTTGGTACAAGTCCTATATGTCAGGCATCAAAGACTGTCCGCTGTGGATTGCTAAGTATGGCGTCAACGACGGGCAGCCACACGTCAAGCCAAACATCGACGGAATGTGGGGCTGGCAGTACACCAGCACCGGAACAGTACCGGGCATCGAGGCGGGCAGTCTCGATATCTCAGAATGCTACTCTAATGTTACATCCGCTCCTCAGAATGTGACACCAAGTCCGATACCGGTGACACCTGCTCCAACACCGGATGAGAGCTGGAAGGGTGACAAGTCAATCTATCTTGAGAATGACTATGTTGAGTCGTGGCAGCATGCCATGAATGTAGGCTTTGACTTAGAGGGAACTGACCGACTGTCCTGCGATCGCAAGTGGGGTAGAGATTCACAGGCTTTTGCAAGCGCACATAATCTATGGAGTGGACAGATTCATAATTGCCCTACAGCTATCAGGTGGTTAAGGACCATGCTGAGAGAAGTCTACGGATTCACCAAACTTGACGATATCGGCGAGTGGACGGAATACCTTACCGAATGTGTTAAGGTATTCCAGAGGAATAGGGGCTTGACTGTTGATGGAATAGTGGGTAAGATTACAACGTATTGGCTACTTAGCGGGCAAGCAATATAAAATTTGCCCCAAATTTGCCCCAAAAAACAATAAACCTAGTAAATTCACGGATTATGGGCTGTGTCTTGTGGGTTCAAGTCCCACTGCCGGCACTATTTGCAAAACCCCGTAAATCCAAGATTTTCAGTAAAATCAAGGGTTTGCGGGGTTTTTCTTTACTTACAATCTTTCAAAAAATTAAAGAA